GATATTTATGAATATGGATCAAAGTCTGGAGAGTGTGGGAGTTCGGCTAACAAAGATCCTGTAGGATTTGTAGGATCAGCCGCCCGCTTCTTCTACTGCCCCAAGGCAAGCAAGAAGGATCGCGACGAGGGGCTTGAGGGATTTGAGGAGAAGGAAATTGAATCAGACTTAGGTAGCGGAGATATATGTAAAAAAAGAGAAGATAGGGTTTATCCTCTCAGAAAGAACACTCATCCCACAGTCAAACCAACAGCCCTGATGCAATACCTATGTCGCCTCATCACCCCTACGGGTGGCGTTGTCCTAGACCCTTACATGGGTAGCGGATCAACGGGCAAGGCGGCAGTTAAGGAAGGCTTTAGCTTTGTAGGCTGTGAACTAGACGAGGACTACTTCAAGATCGCGACGGCTCGCATCAAATAAACAACTAACTAATGTCACTAGAGATCGTCCAGTGACAATAGTTAGTCGGAAGAGCGATAACTCCAGTCAATTTCGTGACACCAAGTAATTGATGCAGCAAGCGACACGTTATCGGTATATGCTTACATTTTCCGATTCTATAAGCATTTCGGGCGTACATTTAAACTATGACATTACTAAACAAGACTGAGTGGAGATACAACCCTAAATGGAGCTTGGACGACATGCTTGAGAGTCCCTTATGGGCTGATGACAGGCTTTCGTTGAAGAGCAAGGGTCTTTGGTCTTATATGAAGAGCAAGCCCTATGGGTGGGATTTTGCGGCTTCCAGGATGGCTTCTGAATGCAAGGACGAGATCAAGAGTGTGCAGCGAGGATTGAAGGAGCTAGAAAGCTGTGGCTACCTTGAAAGAAAGAAGCTGGGCAGTGGTCGTGTAAACTATTTCCTCGTTGACAATCCTTGGATAGGAATAGAACCACTCAAGGAGAAGTCCTCAATAGCCCTATACGGCGTTTTGATTGATGAGCCTAGTGTTGGTATCGGAAATTCCCGAAAAGACGTTGTAGGTGCCATTATGTGCGCTTACGGGGCATATAGGGTTGACGAGGGCAGTGCAATTAAAGCTATCGGAGATAAAGTGTTCGATTCCTATAGATCCATCATTGCTTGGATGGACGCAGAAAAAGACAGCATTGACGAGATTCTGCGCATAGGTGAAAACGTAGCATTCTAGCGGGACTGAGACTTATTGACACTAATGCTTAAATTAAATCATGGCTACATATAATCGACTAAACGAAGGAAAGAGCAATCGAAACAAAAAAGAGTTCGAGAAAAACATGGACTTGGTTAAATTCCCCAAACGGAAGGTAAACAGCTCTAAGCTAAAGGAGGAGCGCCAGAAGGAATGGTTGCGTAAAATCCTGCTAGATGACGCTGGTGACTACCCAGAGCTTGAGGAAGACGTACAGAAGGCGTTTGAACGCTGTGGAGGGCTTGAATACTAATGGTGATCGAGGAAGAGGACGGGGAGCATATTGCCGACGCAATGGCTATCCTTAGCGAGCATTTCGCAAACTACGCACTAGTTGTTATCAATGACGACGGCGCGTTGCACTACGACTACACTAACTTCCGTGTAGGGCGTATGCTGTTTAGGGATAGCTTAGAAGATATGTCCTCAGACCTAGATATGGACTTTTTTGAATTTGACGAGGATGAACTAGAAGATGAGTGAAGAAGTAGCATTAGAGCCAAAAGACTTTATTTCTAAGACTCTCAAGGAGATGAAGAAGTCTAAGGGGCATCAACATTTGTCCAATCGAAGCCCGAAGGTGTGGTCTGTTGTAGCTAAGCACATCATCAGTGACGGACTTGACGTTGCTCAGTTGTGTCGTGAAACTGGCGTGTCTCGCTGGACTTACTACAATATCCGCAAAGAGCTTGCCACTACAGACGATTACGAGGCTATTCGCTCGAAAGCCGCAGCTGACGCCGCTACAGACTACGAAATGGGTGCCGAGCTAGAGCGCAGGTACATGGAGAAGATGCTGGAGCTGATCGAGAAGGACGAACTGGAGATTGACGGCAAAGGATACGCGCAAATCAATCGCGGGCAATCCCTCAAGGCCGAACGCTTCCAGAAGTTCTCTGGAGCAGCTACACAGGTGGTCGAGGTCAATCACGTCGTAAGCCAAGAGGAATACGAGGATAAAGCGGCAGAACTACGGAAAAGGATAGCCAAGGCTAAGGAAGCTAAGAGTGTCGAAGGGGACATTATTGAAACATGAGTAAATTGATACATGGAGACTGCATCGAAGAAATGACTAAGATGCAGGAGGAAAGCATAGACCTTACGGTTACATCTCCTCCTTACGACAACCTAAGAACCTATGAAGGTTCTTTACAATGGAATGAAAACATCTGGAAACAAGTGCTGGAGGGACTGTATCGAGTCACTAAGGAAGGTGGAGTGGTCGTGTGGGTAGTAGGAGATTCTACTATCAAAGGCAGTGAGACTGGAACCAGCTTTAAGCAAGCACTGTATGCTATGGAGTGTGGGTTCAATCTGCATGATACGATGATGTGGAGAAAGTCCAACCCTACTCCTAATGACACTAGGCAGAATAGATACAGACAGTCGTTTGAATATATGTTTATATTTTCTAAGCAAACACCACATAACTGCAACTATATCAGAGAAAAGTGCAAGATGGCTGGGGCGAAATCACCGTCAACTAGTCAACGTAAATCGGATGGGAGTAAAAGAACTGATATAGCTAAAAGACGGTCGATGCAGGTCGTGAATGAGACAAAGACACTTGAGAACATATGGACATATCCAGTGGCTAAAAACAAGGCGCATCCCGCTGGATTTCCAGAGCAACTAGCACACGACCACATCATCTCATGGAGCAACGAAGGTGACACAGTATTCGATCCCTTCCTTGGCTCAGGAACTACTGGAAAGACGGCTAAGCAACTAGGGCGCAAATTTATTGGAATTGAGAAGGTGGAGAAATACTACGAGATCGCCAAGGCTCGCATTAACGAAACTAAGGAAGCTGAGGCTGTAATCGAGGTAGACTAGATGAAAGTGGTGTTTATATTCGGAAACAGGTACAACGAGCCGTTCCCTAAAGCGGCTATCTGGGAGAATGCGTATATCAAATACTTCCAGAACTCCGCTGTCGAAGAATGTGAGTGCCTAGTATCAAGCTACCACAAGCCCGATGTGATTATCAATCTGGATGAGCCTAGCGAGACAGTGAAGCTCAGGCAGAAGGAGCGATCTATGCCATGCAAAACTCAAGTTATTGATTTATACTAAATGGAGCTAGAATACACGGAACACCCAATGATGGAGGCGCCATCAGACGGAGATCAGCTATGGATGCTGGAAAATGACCCTGAAGCCTACCTTCAAAGCATTCAGGTACACAACGAGCGCATCGAAGCTTCCATCAAAGATCCCGTGTACCACAGTTTTGTGCTTCCACAGCAAGAAAAGGTCAAAGAGCTTCTTGGTCAGCCAGCCATCGACGAGCTATGGGTGCTGGGAGGGAATCGCAGCGGAAAATCGAGGAGCGCGGCTTGGCTAGTCATGCGAGCCTTACTGGAGAATCCTAATACGGAAATTATCTGCTGGTCACAGAATGAGAGCGCGTCAATTGAGCGACAACAGCCGTACCTGTGGGAAATGATGCCACAAGAGTTCAAGAAGAAGCAAAAGGATGAGGTTACTAAGATCAATTACTCCAAGGGTACGGGCTTCGCGAGCGGCAAATTCATTCTCCCCAACGGCTCAGTGTGCTATTTCAAGTATTATACGCAGTTCCAGCAGGATGACACGACTATTGAGGGTGCGAAGGTCGGTGCGCCCAAGAAAGAGTGCGGCTTTATCAACATTGGAACGTGGTGTGACGAGTATCTCGGCAATGAAGACCTTCTAAAGCGTCTGCGTAATCGTTGCGGTGACTTTGACTCTAAGATACTACTAACCTTCACCCCTATTCACGGCTATACCCAGACTGTAGGCACAATGCTGGACGGCGCAAAGACGGTAGAGAGCTTACCTGCATCCATGCTAGACGGGCGTATGATGCCATTCGTCCAACAGCCGATGAACTCGTTTGGAGAGCCGATGGATAACGTAGCGGTGGTGTATTACCACTCCGAGCGCAACCCATTCTCAAACTGGAAACGTTTGGCGCGAAATCATGCCAATGCTTCCGAGGAGGAGATCATGAAGATTCTCTATGGCTTCCCGACGAAGAGCATGACGGCAATGTTCAAGACATTTGACCGAGCTGTTCACGTTTATGACCCCAATGAAGAAAAATACGACTTCTCGGACGGATCTTGGACTACTTACCAAGTAATTGACCCTGCTGGAACTAAGTCTTGGGCTTGCATCTGGGCATCCGTCAACAAAAATCGAGACATTCGAATATGGGCTGAGTTCCCAGAGCGAGATACATACGGGGCGTGGGCAGTAGAAGGCAAATCATCTACGTCAGACGACTCGACGAATTGGAAGAAGGGCGAAGCAGCTACAGACTGTGGCGGCTTGTCGTTTCGAGAGCTTGAAATGGAGTGGACTAAGATCGAGGACGGGCTTCCAGTGTTTGAGAGGATTATTGACATTCGCTTTGCACATAATCCGCACCAGACCCGCGATGACGGCAAGAAGACGCTCCAAGATGAGCTATTTGAATACGGCATAGATACAGTGCCATCTATCGGCACAACTGAGGACGTAGGGCTACCGCTAGTGCAGGAAGCTCTATCATACGACAGATCTAAGCAGTATTGTCCACATACCAACACCCCTCGCCTCCGCATTAGTGCCGCTGCTGGCAACACGATCTTCTCGCTAATGAACTACTGCAAAAACGGAAAACGGGACGATGCTCTCAAGGATTTTATTGACTGCATCCGCTATTTACTGACAGCAAACGAAGGCGAAGGGCCAATTCACTACGACAAGCAATCTATGACTGTCACCCGACAAGGCAAGGGCTATTGATAGTCACTGCTTAACTGCCGACATATACTTTCGACATAGAGGTAACTTAACCAAAATTAACTTATGAGCAATATGACATGTGGCGAACTCGCCAAGGAACTAGGTAAGCTCCCGATGCAGGTGGGTCGCGTACGAAACGAGGTGTGCGACAAATCAGATCTGGATGGCAACGAAATTAAGCCAAGCGGAATCTCTAAGATTTTGAAGCACTATGATCACGAAATGACAGTAATGGAGACAGCTCAACCAGATGTTGTGATCGTTGAAGCTATCGCTCAGCCAGTGGCAAACCCTCGATGGATGCTAGCGTTTGACCGCGAGCGCAAGCAGAAGGTTATGGTGAGTGTTCCGAAGAACCGAAAAGACCGACTCTCTAAGCCAAAAACCCAAATCCTCGTAGAACGCGGATCACAGGACGGAAAATATTTCTATAAATGGACACAGAACCTATCGCGGTAAGCTCAGATCACATCCAAGATCATGTAGGGTATTGGGTTATGATAAAGAAGATAAAGTCCGAACTATCTGGCGATATTATCAACTTCAATTCCGATGAACAGTTGTTGGACGAGTTTGGCGTATCTGATCAGTACCTCCGCAGGGCTAAAGTGAAATTCCGAAAAGAGTATCGCGCTAGATACGGCAACCCAACATTTGAAATTTAATATGACTCAAAACCAAGATAGTAACGGACAACAAGACATTTATATAGATGACTTTGACATTAACAAGTTCAAGGACATTTACGACAAGGATGTAAGTGACCTAGAATTCTATCTGGAGAAGTGCAACCAGAATCGGGACATTCGCAAAAACAATTGGGCAGGCAAGTCTACTGACCTGAAGAAGCACGACGACGACGCATTTCCATATAAATACGCCTCAGACACCGAGGTCTTTACGGCAGACCGAGCTATTCAAAATGGTGTGGCTCTTTGCGTGAATGGTATGAACCGAAGCCAGATTCGAGCATATCCGCGTGAATCTACTGACGTAGCACGTGCCGCAGAAGTGAGCGTTCTACTGAAATGGATGCGCGACAGTGGCATCAAGAATTTCCAGCGCGACATGGAGCTTGCAGCTTCTTATTGGTTTGAAAAGGGTCTAGCTATTACATATTGTGGCTGGCAAAAGAAGAATCAAAGCGTAACCAAGACATTTGACTTTGAGCAAATGCTACAGTCCATCCCAGAGCTAGAGGAGGTGGATGCACTAGAGACACAAGAGTTTGTGGAGCTTCTTTCCGACGAAGAGCGCATTGACGAGCTAATGGCAATGTTCAACGAGGTTGAAGGGTGGTCGGTAAACGAGAAGCGCGTAAGGAAGGCACTCAAGCAGTTGCGCAAAGACGGATCAGCAGATATTCCTATCGTAATAGAGGACACAGGTACATTCGATGTGCGCACACTTGCGCCAGATGCAGATGTTATCCTGCCAGCCTACACGATGAACGTCCAAGACTCACCTCGCGTACATATGCGCATGTTGCTCACAGGTCAAGACCTAGTGAACTACCGCGAGACAATGGACTGGGATTCCGAATGGGTCGAACACATGATCGAAAACCACACTGGTATGTCCGATAGTTTGTTCGATTCTCCGCAAGGCACAGTGAGCTACAACGTAAACGGACGTAACACTGGTAGCCGTACAGCGGCAGATGCTCGCGACTTCATTGAGGTCGTGTTTACCTACGAGCGATTGATCGACGAGGAAGATGGTGCTGAAGGTATTTATCTTACCGTATGGTCACCTAAGATGGCTTCAGATGACTCTGGTCTGCCATCACACGCTTACCGCAAGCTACAGTCTGGTCGTCGAAGCTATCCGTTCGTTGTTACTCCGTTGACATACGAAACTAAGACACTTTACGAGTCAACTACATGGCCTGAGATTCTCAAGGCTCCACAGAAGACTCAGAAGACAATCCTAGACAACTACATTGACGAAGCTCAGTGGGGCGCGTCACCAATGATGTACGGAGGCCCAGGAGTTGACCTTAGCCAAGTAGGGCCAGGAGGTCGCATGAATGGCCCAGCTAATCGCAAGCCAGAATTTATCAATAAGCCGCAGGACTTTCAGCCAAACATTAGCCTAGAGCAAATCGTGGATGGTCAAGCAATGCAGCACATTGGTCAGTCGGCAGAAGACCCTCTTTCTGAGGTTCGCCAGCGTCACTACGTAGATTCGTTCCTTCGTCGTCACGTGCAGAACGTACTTGCCATGTCTTACGAGACATTTAAGCTCGAAGGCCCAGACGATCTATACTTCCGCGTCACTGGCAAGCCAGAAGGCACTCAGTTTGTTAAGAACACCGAAGAAACTGAGATGGATTTGTGCATCAGCTTTAATAGCACTTTCGATGACCCAGAGCAACTTGAGCGCATTTCCAATGTGGTGCAGACAGCTAAACAGCTTTCTCCGTCGCGAGTAGGTAGCGATGAAGTAGCGGATTGGTTGCTTTCTGCTACAGATCCGATGATTGCAGATATTATCCTGAAGCCAGAAGCCGAAGGTTCAGCGCGTATCACGGACGAAACAGCCAGCGACATTCAGCGCATGAGCGCAGGATTTGCAGCGGGCGCACGTACCGACGCAATTGACGCACGTATTGCGATTGTACAGAACTATATCCAAGAGCAGCGGCAGTTTGAACAGCAAGGCATCCCGACTCTATTCGGTCAAAGCCAGCAGTTCCAAATCCTGATGGATGGCTACGTTAAGCAGTTGCAACAAGTGAAGAACCAAGAAGTCAATCGTGACGAGTTCGGGCCACTTGGAGCGCGAGCAGCTCAGGTGGGCAACGTAGATGTGCAAGGCATCCAAGACGCTGGGTAGGAGCATTTGACAGCGATATTAAGATTGTCATTATATGCCAGCAAAAAAGACGACCAAAAAAACAGCTAAAAAGGTTGCCTCCGCAAAGGGGGCAATCGCTCCGCTGCAATCTAAAACCATTGCCGAGGTAATTGACTTCCTGAAAGGAAATCCAGACTTTGCATTAGGACTACATGAATACTTCGAGGCACAGCGTGACGGTCTATTGCAGGCGGCGTGGGCGCAGGGCAGTGAGAACTACGATCAGAAGGCTTCAGCAGCAGCAATGTACATCACGGATGAGATTTTATCACTAGGGCTGGACGAGGCTCGCAAGCTCCGCTCCATGTAGGGGCAAGTGCTATATTTATTATTAAGGACGCACCGTTCCGTAAATACGGTAGATTATTATGACAGACATAAACGAAGCGGCAATCCCTGATGCCGAAGAAGCAATTCAGGAAGTAGAAACGGCGTTACCAACGCTTGCAGACATCCAAAAAGAACGAGACGAAAAACTAGAGGCTTTAGTCTCTGGTGATTCTCCAGAAACCGACGAGGAAGATGACACATCCGATGATGATGTCGAAGACTCCGAAGAGGAAGATGAGATCGAAGATCCCGAAGGGGAAGAGGATGACGAAGAAGCAGAGGACAAGCCAGACGTTCTTTCAAAGGAGTATTTCGATGCTCTCTCAGACGAAGACAAGGAAGCACACCTAACTGAACTCCAGCCATCGACAGGAGCAGCTTTTGGTAAACAACGCAAGCAGATACGAGAGTTGAAGCAAGAGTTGGAAACCAAGGAAGAGCAGCTTAAAGCAGCATCATCTGTCGCGGCAACATCAGATTCACCGTTTGGTAGCATTCATACAGCAGAACAAGTTGATTCAACTATTTCCGCTGTAGAGGAAAATATCGAGAAATACACTGACGCGTTGATTTACGAATCGACCACAGAGTACGATGATGCTAGCGGCGAAGACGTTCGTGGAGCTACGGTGGATGGCAAGTTCTATTCGGCTACTGCAATTAAACAGTGGGCAAAGGAGCAGAAATCCAATATCTCTAAACTGCGCGAGCGGAAGACCGAGATCAAAAAGGTGGCTAAGTTGTTTGACGATGAGGATACTGAAATCGAAACACTCAAGCAGAGTTTAAACATGAGCGCCGAGGAAGCAGAAGTTTTCGAGGGGTTCGTGGGAGACCCAAACTTTGCAGTAGTCAAATCTGTCAAACCTGAATATGCCAAGAAGCTCTTTGAGGTTTTAGCTAAAGCATCCATTGCGGATCGCAAGCCTAAGATTCGTAAAGCTCCAAAGGCAAAAAACGGTACTGCTACTCTCCCTAAGGGCAGCAATACATCACCCAAATCTACTGTATCAAAAATTAAAAAGCTCGAGGCTATTATCAACGGCAGTACGAAGGCTACCATTCTGGAACGCCAAGCTGCAGATCGTAAACTACGAGCCTTGAAAAGAAAGTAAACTATTATGGCAATATCAAACTCATCCACTAACGCAGCTCCTTCGACTCTTAGCACCAATCGCGAAGACTTGAAGCAAACTGCACTGCTTCACGCAGCTACGCAAGCTCCTTTGGTTGGCTTGCTCCCAACACGGGCAATTACTAACAAGAACCCTCGCGTTCTTATGGACGAACTTGCAGCTCCTAGCGCAGCAGGTCACATCGAGCAAAACGGCACTGACAACGGTGGCGATCAGTTCACAGCAGTTGGCGACTACACAGGTCAAGCTCAACGTTGGGTACAAGAATGGTCTGTTACTCGGGAGCAAGAAGCTCACAGTTCGGCTGTTTCTGTTGACAAGGAGAATGCTAAAGAAAAAGCTCTTAAGCAACTTATCCGCAACAAGGAGTACACCTTCTACGGCGACCAAGACAAGACTACTGATGTCCCTGGAACTACTGCTGGTGTAACTGAAGGTCTCGGTAGCATCACTGATCCTTCTAACACCAACTTTGCCTCGGCTTACCGCACGAAGACTGCTTCCGTATATGGTGGCACAATCGCTGACTACGACGACGCAGCATTGAATGCACAGCTTGCATCTATGTTCGGTGAAGGTGGCGAATACCTTGACTTGCACTTGCTTGCATTCTCTGGTCTACGCACTAACATCGTTGCTAACATGACTCGCACAGCAGGTACAGCGTCTCAAGTTGACTACAACATGAATGGCACTGCCATCATCCCTTACAACGTTGAAATGTATGACTCTGACTTCGGTCAAGTTAAAATCATCAATGCTAATCCTCAGCTTGCTGTTACAGCCGATGCTACTAGCAAGACACGTGGTTACATCATCGACCCTGCTTACCTTGAGTTCGGACAAATCTGGGGCGAAGGTTCTGAAGAGTACGAAGATCGCGGTGCAGGTGCCGTTGGAGCATGTGACTGCTACGGCGCACTTCTTAGCCAAGGCCCAAATCGCCTTGGTAAGGTCGAGTGTTCTGACGAATCCTAACTCTTAACTCTTAACACATAGGGAGGGTAGGTCAATTCCTGCCCTCCCTATACTTTACACAAATATGGTTGACGGACAAGTAAGTACCAAGATTTTTAATCTATTCAAGCTCCCCACTGAGACTAAGCGCAAACTTATTCAAGGTATGATGGGAGAACTCACGCCCGACGAGAACGAGCGTTGTAAAAAGTTCTTCTATAAGCATTTCGCTGATAATGGACTGGAAAATCTAGGAGTTGTTAATCAAGCAGCATATATCATGGAACGTCAACGCGGTGAATGTGCATCGGTTGACGGAAACCTAAGCAATCCAGAGTTTGACAAATACTTAATGAAAAAGCTACACGCAGACGCGTCCTTAGCTTAACCACCCTGCCATTGAGGACTATACTCATTCTCCTATCGCTGACAATTATTGGATGCTTTTACGTGCAATCAAGTCAGATTTCTAAACTAGAAAAACAGATTAAGGAGCTTAAGATCAAGGCAGAGCAGCAGAATCAGACGTTTAAAGAAACATTTAACATCTTCCGCATCATCATCAGGGAGATAGAAAAAACCTCGAAATTTATAGCATAATGGCACAAAACACTAGAGATTGGGATGACTTGCTTGAGCTTGTCGAGGCTCGCATAGGGCATCAATTAAGCACTAATGACACAACTCGCGTTGGTTGGCTACTTAACTCCGCTGCCAGCATTGCGTATAACGACACTCCTTGGTGGGAGCGTTACCTTGTGCTTGAGCCTCGCACCGTGAGTCGCGGGTATATTAGTTACACGGAAGAAAGCTACAATGTGTATGGTGCTGGAGATCCAGAATCTAATGGACTGTATGTTCGTAACGGAAACAGCGTTGATTTAAATCCAGTATATACAAAGTATGATTCTGACGGAACTGCACTGCGTAACATCTGGAGTTATAATAATACTGCTTGGTATATCTCAAAAAACGATGTTGACGATTCGTCAGAGATTCAATACTTTTTTACATCATCTAGCGGCACGCCACCATCTTCTGTCTGGGCGACGCTTGATGGCGAATCTCCCGCACCAATCGTCCAAGCACTTTCCGAGATAGGTGAATATATCGGACACTGGAACGGAAAAGTATTTAGTTGCGCTGGATCAACTGCTGGAACAGCATATCCAGACCAGAACGGTATTCGCGTCACAAACTGTGACTCAGATGATACCGTATATGTCGCATTTAAAAAGACCCTCGGAGCTAACTTTGGTGACGGCAGTGGAGGAACATCAACTGAAGTTCCAGCCGAATGGTTCGATTTCATGGCCTTACATGCTGCCCGATCATGGAAAGCATCGAAAGGCGAACAAACAATAGCATTGGCAGATGTACAGCAAGCATTTGACCAAGCACTACTCAAAATAAACAGACAAGGCATTTACAACTCCATTGGACAGCGTTTTCGCACGTACTATGGTTGTGACGTAAGTGTTCGATAATTATGCCAACTGGAAAATATAGATTTCGCTGTAGCCTCGGAAACGTTGGTTCATTGTTTCGCGGCGCTCGCCCCAGCACATACCCGCTATTTTCTGGTCTCTTAGATCAATACGTAGGTGCTTCCGCAGCATACAGCTTGCGGGCGCTTGCTGCTAGCTGGCTTAGGAAAGATGTCGTTGAGGTTCGACGTGCTTCCGACAATACATCCAAGGGTTTTACCGAAAAGGAAATCACCGACGGCGCGATGGTTGACTGGGTAAATGAGACAGTTGAACTGCCACTAGACACGGCTAGTGGCGCATCTGCAGCCTATAGTCTACGTAACCTTAGTGCAGGCGGTACAAGCCTTACCTCTACGGGGGACACACAGACTGATTACTTTGTCTTTACTGGTGCTACTGGTGATACTGCTGCACTTAACGGAATTAAATATGGCTATGCGTTTCCGCACAATGGAGCCAAAGCTTACAATAGCACACCGCCCTCCCCTGAAGATTCTCAGATGGTAAGGAATAGCAATGGGAGTTGGTTGTTGTTTATGGCGGAAACAAAGACTTACGCTCTATCCGCAATAGGTACTGCTCAATACCCTTTTGATGCTGACTGGACAGGGACAGACCTAGAGAACGCAACTTTCTCACAGCAACGCACAGGTAGCCTAGTGACTCAGGTACGTCGTAACTCTGACGACCAAGTGCGCTCTTTTACTGCGGCTGAGGTTGCTGATGGAACGCTGACGGATTGGGTAGGTTTCAATACTCTTTCTGTGGCTCTTAATTACACAACTAACTCTTATGAAACATTTACAGGAGCATCGTCCTCTGGGTTCTCAGCTTCTAATTCATCTGGAACTGCTTTTGCTGGCTGGATTGTTAGCTCAGGGGTTTCGGGAGACGTCATCAAAGTTTCGTTTGACTTAAACATAACATCTGGTTCACCTCAAATAGCATTTCGTTCCGCTTATAACAATTCAAGCCGTCGGTCAAACTCAATTACATATACCAGTAGCGGGAGTTATACAGCAACCTTGACTGCAACAGGCGACTTTTCCTTTATAGCTTTTTCAGAGGGGGACATTCCATCGGAGTTCACCGTAAGTAACTTTAAGATTCTAGCAGACGGCTTCGTCTCCCAATGGTATGACCAATCAGGCAACGACAACCACGCAACTCAAGGGACACCTGCAAGTCAGCCTAAGATTGTTGACGCTGGTTCTCTGGTGAGTGGTGGTGTTACCTTTGACGGAGGACACAGTCTAAGCGTAAGTGGCGACCCTGTTATTGCAGCATCAAGTTCTGGAACCTTTAGCGGTTTTAGTGTGCAAACTATTCCAACTACTGAAGGTGGATATGTATATGGTAATGCTTCTGGAAGTAATGGCAGTTCTGTTTATGCCCTTGGAGGTGGTAAATTTACAGTTAGCAATTATAATTTTGCAAATTTAGACAATATACCCAGAGCCTCTGGTCAAAACTTATTGTCATTTGTTTATAACAATGGTGATGCGGGATTATTAGTAAACGGTGCTGGCACTATGACTGATGCGGGAACTTACGATTTTTCTGCTGGTTCAAGTGACTTTATTATAGGTAACCGAAATGGTGGCTCCGCAAGCGCAACATTTTTGACGGGTTCTATTAGTGAGATTATCATCTATAACTCCGACCAATCAGGCAATCGCCCAGCGATTGAATCCAACATTGCAAGCTACTATTCAATCACGCTTCCAGCTGGATCAAATCCTGGATCTGTTGACGGCTTCGTGTCGACTTGGTATGACCAAAGCGGCAATACCAACGACGCAGTTCAAGCAACATCAACCTCGCAGCCTAAGATCGTTGACGCTGGTATTCTCGTTACTGACAGTAACGGCGATGCAGCTATTAAGTCCACCTCGGTTAACGATATGGACTTCACCCTTGATTCTCTGGCGGCAGATGGTCAGCAGTCAGTATTTGCTATAATTGAGAACGATGTGACATCTCAGGATGGGTACGGTGTAGTGTTTAAAGCGTATAGTACTACCGTAGATACGGCTAGGAGTCGCAGACCTTATTGGTTCGGCAGCCCCTCGGGGGGGGTGGTATTTTCTGTAGATTCATTAAGCGGGTACCAAAACACCGATAGAAATCCTCGCCTGTATTCTCACATCATGGAGGATACTGCTGGTGGTACATCTACTGTTTACCGAGACGGAACTCAAGTGGACACTAGGTCAATTACGTTGGATACCAATCCTGCTTTTTCGAGTGGTAAATTACTTGGTGTATCGCAAAACGCCACAGGTGCTTTGTATATGTCTGAGATTATTTACTACCCGTCCGACCAGTCGGGCAATCTTGAAGCTATCGAGACTAACATTAACAGTCATTACGACATTTACTAATGAATCTAATTCTATCTAATCCATCAGTTGAATACGGCCAAGCAATTAGCCATGAATTATGGATGCTTTCACGTCCACGCGGGATTAGCGACAACGAGACATCGCAATTTTATTGTGGCGTTATGTCGCACCCAGACGGCAATCAGGTTGCCATCGGGCCAATAGACGGCGTTCAGCCAGTTCACGTCAATGCCGACGAAGTTGCGTTTGCTGAACTAATTAGCGATGCCGTGACAGCAGAGGAAGAGGCTTCGATTATCTCCGCTATTTCAGAATCCAAAGGGGGAAGCATCAGTGTTTTGAGCTTAATCGAAGCATCCCCAAGCCTATCACCAAACCTAATAACCTGTGAACAAATGAAGGCCGCAGGATGGTTTTCGACAGAAGAATCATAATGCAGGACATCGTTTACAAGTCAACAATTGGAACAGGGGGCTTTATAGCAACTATTGAACTGGGGCAACTCAATGAACTATTGGGACTGCTAGTAGGTGCTGCTACGCTGGTTTATATGATTGCATCCGCCGTCAAAGTAATCAAGGAACTAAAAAAGAAATAATATGAATCTGGAGTTAATAGCAATGCTCGGAGGCGGCGTAAGCGGCTTCGTAATGAAACTAATAGCAGCTCAGGCAGAGGCGCAAGCGCGAAGCTTTGAAATGATGATTAAGAAGCAGGTGGCGGCGGATGACTCTGCTGATCGTGCGGCAGCTCGTGGTGGCGTATGGGTTCGACGTGTGTTCGTTTTCTTCATACTGTTTGCTGTAATAGTAGCACCATTCATCCTTTCTCTACTAGGAACTCCGGTCACAGTCGAAAAAGAAGGACTGGGAGGCATCTTTAAACTTATTGGATTCGGTGCTAGTAGCTGGGAATCCTTGCAAGGCTTCGTGCTGCTTCCAGAAGTTCGCCAGGCAATGCTTGCCATCGTCGGGTTTTACTTTGGATCTTCTCAAGTTAAGTAATTTGGGGAGCATGAAGGTAATCGTAATAATATCAGGATTTACGCAGAAGATGTATCAACACACTGGAAGCCGAAAGCTCTGGCGAGAAATGCGTCTATTAAAAGACTTATGTGCCGACAAGGAGGTTGTGGTTCAATTAAAAGAGTGGAACACCGACTGGAAAAAGTACGCTAAGTACATCACCAGCCTTGAGCCAGAGGACGTCCTTGTGTGCGCTTACAGTTGGGGAGGCGGCTACGGTATGCCTCAGTTCACTAAACGCCTTCAGGTGCCCGTAACGTGCGTCATGTGCGATCCCGTGTATCACAGTCCCACCCTATTAGGTCGCTGGAAAGCGTTTTTCGACCGTTGGGCAATCAAAGTCCCCAAGAATGTCAGCGTTGTGCGTTGGCTCATGCAGGAGGGTGACAAGCTCGACGGAGATCCGCTAAAAGGCGGGGCTTCTATTTGCAAGCCAGAAATCTTAGAATATACCCATACAGAGATTGATGACTCCCCCGAGTACCACAAGGCAGCGATTCAAGTTGCTAAGGCGTTCATCGTAAAATAACTTTAACGTCAAGAACCACTACCTCAGATTGACAAACACTATAAGATAAAATAATGGCTACCCAAGCAACAGACCGACTAGAAGTAGTAGACTTCATGCCAGCAGTTGAAAAACTCTGGAACGACCGCTATAGACTCACTTTTTACTGCCGAATCTCCGACAAGAAGGAGGATTGGTTTGGTGACAACGTGTCTACATTTCTCCCAGCTTTCGGCGATCTTCAGGGTGCTGACTTTAGTGGTGATGGTTGGTCACCTCTTGACGGCGAGGAGTATGATGATATGCGACTTGTTGAGGCTGGTGCTCCCTACATCTCTGCTAGCGGAGAACACCTTGTAACCCTTGTTTACGAAACTCTGACGGACACCTTTGCCCAGGAGGTGGATGACGAGACGAATAAACCGAAGAACGGCTTGCGCGGCGTCACACGTAAATCTGTAGCAAAGTCTGGGACGGAATATACGGGGGAAATTGGTGTCACGACAATACAGCACCAAATCAATCAAGAAACAGCAATTACGCTTTACTTGGCGCAAGTGAAAATTGAAGACACGGACGCTTATCGGAGAGTTACCGAGTCGTGGCTAGAGGCTGGCACTCTGTCAGAAACAATTGACAGCGTCGGTTCTCAGAAGGCTAGGGTCATTGAAACCATAGGGACTGACCCGATTACCCCTACTGGTTACTCACTTGCCAGCAAACAGGAGAGCGATTTTGAGGGATTTCAGGCCAATCGGTTCACGTTCCTAAAGAACGGCGTAGTGCTATCCGAGTCCGAAGATAAGGTGGGTTCTCAGCTAGCCATTACGCAGGAGGTGTTTAACGGGACACCCGCAACGCCTAGCGGTTATAGTATTGCTAGTGAGCAAAGAAGTGACGTTGATGGCATTCCGACAAAACGCTACACCTTCTTAAAGGATAATGTAGTCCTGTCAGAATCCGAAGATAAGGTAGGAAGTCAGCTGACAATCGTTAAGGAAGTTTTCAATGGAACTCCATCCACGCCCAGCGGTTATTCTGTTGCCAGCGAGCAAACGTCAGATGTAGACGGCATAGCTACTAAACGGTTTACCTTTTTAAAGGACGGAACAGTGTTGTCGGAGTCAGAGGACAAGGTAGGCTCGCAGTTGGCCGTTGTGCAAGAAGTGTTTAACGGCACTCCCGCTACGCCAAGTGGATATTTATTGGCCAATACACAAGAATCTGATGTTGACGGAATACCCACGAGACGTTACACCTTCCTAAAGGACGATGTAGAGTTGTCCCGAAGTTCAGACTTTGTGGGTAGCCAGAAGGCAATCACCATTGAAGTCTTTAACCCTGCTGCCGACCCTACTGAAGCTGGTTATTCCGTAGCGCGTACCGAAGTATCAGATGTGGATGGTATTCCCACTAAGCGATTTACATTCCTAGAAGATAATGTGGTTCTCTCCGTTTCGGAGGATAAGGTAGGAAGCCAGAAGGCTGTAGTCAATGAAGTCTTTAATCCCACTAGCGAAACTATTGCTGGAATTGACACTGATGGAACT